TGAAGCTCCCTGTGGTTGAACGAACGGAGAAGGGTAATCCGTCGGTCTCTGAGTCCGTGCTTATGCGCACCGACCATCCGCTCGCCCGCGCACTCATTGAGTTCCGCGGTGCGAAGCAGCAGCGAAGCTTCTTCATCGAAGGCTGGAAACCCTACCTCGTTAACAGCTGGTTGCACCCGAGCTTCAAGCTACACGGCACAGTCACTGGGCGGCTGTCATGCGAGAACCCCAACCTGCAGCAGGTTCCGCGTGACGGCTTCATCCGCTCACTTATCACTGCACCTCCTGGCTGGGAATTCATCGAAGCGGATCTAAGTCAAATTGAGCTGCGCATTGCCGCGGAGCTGGCGCGTAGCAAGTCCCTTATCAAGGTCTTCACCAGCGGCGGCGATGCGCACTGGCTGACAGCCTTAACAGAAATTCAACGCGGACGTGGTAAAAAGAAAGAGGTCCTGTTCACCGGTAAGGCGCTCGCCGGGAAACCCGTCAAGTATAACGAGGCAATCCGTCTCATGCTTAAAGCGGGACCCGACGCCTGTATCGATATACTGCCGGCGTGGAAAGAGCTACGTAAGAAAGCCAAGGCCGTGAACTTCGGATACCTCTACGGTATGTGGTGGAAGAAGTTTAAGATCTATGCACGCGACAACTATGGGGTAGATGTGGATGACGAACAAGCACAAGAGAGTCGGACGAACTTCTTTGAGCTCTATCCCGAGTTGGAAAGTTGGCATCGTCGCCAGAAAAATACGGCGAGAACACAGGGCTATGTCACGTCGCTTAGCGGACGCCGGCGTCGCCTGCCACACGCCCTCCTTAGCGAAGATACGCCGCAACGTCGTGAGGCAGAGCGTCAGGCAATCAACAGTCCTGTCCAAGGTTTTGCCAACGAACTAAACCTAATGGTTGCCATACAAATGTCGGAGGAGTACGGCATTGACAAAGTTCGTTTATGCGGTACAGTTCACGATAGCATCATTTTCCTGGTAAAGAANAANTANGTCCCACAGGTNTATCGNCGCGTGCTGCAAATCATGCGTCGGCCAAAGCTGATGGACGAGCTCAACATCCACATGAAAGTTCCAATCGAAGGCGAGGCCAAGATTGGCCCATGGTCCAAAGGAGTGACATTAGAGAGATGGCAATCCCAGCAAGCTTCCAAGGTAGTAACGTTCTCTTCACCGGCGAAGCGGGCATCCTCCCGCTCCCCGCGTTCCGGACTCCAGATAGCAGCCTAATCGTCTCATGTTGGGAGTTCGATTGGGTAGAGATCATGGAGATACAAAACACCAAGAAGGTGTGGGTGGGTATCATGGGAGGACAAGTTCCGCCAATGATGCTGATGAGTAAGTCCCGTATGCATTCGAAGTTCCCGCCGTTAAAACTGATGATCCCATAGGAGCTGGCAAATGGCCACATTGAAACTGATTAAAGCCCCTACCAATCGTGACAAAGTTAGAGAAGCGATTAAAACTGCTCGAGTAGCAACGCAATTCGGCGTATGTGAGCAACTTAGCTGGGATTATCAGAAGCACGGTAATCATCGACTGGGACGATTGGTGGACGAGATCAATGAAAAATACTTTGATGAGGATGGAACCATCACAGGAAATCAAGACTACGAAGACGGAAGTTTTGATGAGTTGCCTGAGTCTGAAAAACTGATCGGCTTCCATTCCATCGAAGGCGTATCCGTTAAAGTATACGTATGGCAAGGACCTAGATAGGGAATAACCGGCGATGCTGAAAGTTAGCCAATCGAAGATCAAGGCTTGGCGTAAGTGTCGCCGGTCATACCACTACGCCTACGTGGAAAACCTGCGTAAGAAGAAAGGGCCGCGTCCGCTAAAGATGGGAACGCTTATCCACAGGATGGGTGAACTACAAGTCTGCGGCAAGCCTATACAGAACGCAGTCGACGAGCTCAGTGTGGAGGATCTGAACCTCTTCGAGACTGAGCGTGAGGAATACGGCGATATCATCCAAGACTCCCTCGACATTATGACAGGCTACGAGGAATATTGGGCGAGCAATCCTGTTAAGCCCGTCATGTTTCGCGACCGGCTTGCAGAGCACGATATGGAGATAACTCTCACCCCAACGATACGACTGACCGGCAAGGCCGACTGGGTTGTTCGTACACGCAACAAGCGGACATGGCTATCGGATCGCAAGACGGGTAAGAAGCAGCTGAGCGATTCTCAGATGTGGCGTAACGTCCAGTCGACAGTTTACCACAGGATGTGGGAAGAGCTCGGCATGAAGCCGTTGGACGGCACCATGTGGGACCTTATATGGTCGAAGGGGCCGTCGGAGCCCAAGATCAATAAGGACGGATCGATAAGCAAGGCCGCTATCGTCACCCTCCCTGTGGTTGTACGCCGGTTCCTGAAGAAGCATAAAAATCTCGACAAGGATCAAGTGGAACATCTCTTAGATGTTGCTGTGGAGAACCAGTCGCGTTACTATAATCGCGTGTTCATGCCTCGAAATCCTGAGGTGGAGCGAATACTCCTGCGGGACTTCATCACCACAGCCAAAGAGATCGAGCGCGGGCATGGTAAGCGTAAGGGGAGAAATCTGGACTGGCATTGTGACAGCTGCCAGTTTAACAACCTGTGCCAAGCCCGTCTACTCGGGTTGGACTACGACTTCGTTAAGAGGACTCAATATGCAGTTGACACTGAAACAGGCGAGTCGGTTGGGGACGAACAAGAGGATGAGGCTTGAGCGGAAGGAGCTTGATAAGTTCGCCCGAGGCGTACGGCTTGAGGAGGCGGAGCACCGTAACCTCTTCAAGGAGCTTCCCACAGTGGAAGAGTTGATTAAATGGTGCTACAAATTCCCACAGGAAGCGAGAGCCGAGCATGAGCGTATCCGCCAGGCGATTGAAGAAAAAGCTGCACAAGTCCGCCGCGAACGGCACCACGAGGCTCAGGCGGAGCGAGCGTACCGGTTCGACGAAGGACCAACGCGTATCCGGCGCTCGACATCAACAGGATGGCAGAGAGATCGCGGTGCGCAAGGCCACCGATCCGCACGACCGTAAGCGGACGTATCTCATCTACGGCCGTAGCGGCACTGGCAAGACCACCGTCAGTGCTAGCTTCCCGAAGCCAGTCCTGATCATCGATATCAAGGATGAAGGCGACGAGAGCGTCTCGGATATGGATGGTGTGGACATCGCGGAGCCACAGACACTTGAAGAGTTTGAGGCGATCTACTGGTGGCTGCTACACAACAAACGCGGCCAGCGTTACAAGACTGTGGTCATCGATACGCTCACTCAGCTGCAGGGTTTAGTCGTAGCTGATGTGGGTGGCAGGAAATCCAAAGCTAAATTCGCCGGCAAGAAACCACCCGGATCATGGGGCACCATGACGAAGGGAGACTGGGGAACGGTCGGCGAAATTATGAAGACCCAGATAATGAACTTCCGCGGATTGCCGTCGCAAACGGTGTTCATCGCGCAAGAGAAACTAGTGGACCCCGATGAAGGCAATGATGATGGCGTAGAGGACATCATCACGCCGGAGGTGGGGCCCGCTGTTATGAAGAGTATGGCCACTCTGGTTTGTTCTGCCAGTTCGTTTATTGGCCATACCTTCATTCGGACGCGCATAGTAAAAAACAAGTTGCGCAAGAAACGAATTGCGGAATATTGTATGCGCGTAGGCCCTAACCCGGTGTACATCACTAAGGCTCGAAAGCCCAAGTCGATTGTCATGCCGGACTTTGTGGCTAATCCCACCTATGAACTGATCTCCAACCTTGCAAAGGGCAAGTAACCATGGCACGTGCCAAAAAATCTAAGAAGTCCAACAAGATCATTATTCCTTCGCTGAAGGACGTCCAGGCGCGGATGGTCATTCCCGCCGGCGATCACACTGCCAAGGTCAAGGCCGTTGAACCGGGCGAGGGTGACGAGCACCCCTACTTCAAATGGACCTTCGAGATCACCAAGGGAAAAGCCAAGGGCCAACAGCCCAAGCCGTATTACACCTCGCTTGCGCCGGCAGCCCTGTTCAACATCAAGTCCGTGCTCGCCGCCATCGGTTACAAAATTCCCAAGGTCGAATTCGAGCTGGATATGGACGCGGTCATCGACGAAGAGCTGACCATCCAGATCGACCATGAAGTCTACGAAGGACGGAAGCAGTCAGTCGTGGTCGGCTTCGGCGATGACGCCGACGACGAAGACGAGGATGAAGACGAAGCCGAGGACGCCGACGAGGACGAAGACGAAGACGAGGCGGAAGACGCTGACGAGGAAGAGCTCGAC